GCGCCACGAGCCTCTGAGCGCACAGTATGCGAATGAAGCGAGCCGCGTGGACGACCAGATCGAGGAACAGCGCGCAAAACGCGCCTACAACCGCAAGGTGGCGTAAGTGACAGCGAACTCCATCACCGTAACCGCTCTTTCGCTCATCAATGCTGCTGCCCAGGAAATCGGCGCATTGGCGAGCGGAGAGCAGTTGTCGTCTGATGACCAGGCGTGGGTGTTGCAGAAGCTCCAAAGGGTTATCGACACCTACAACGCCAAGCGGACGATGGTGTATGCAAACCTTTTTAGCGCATTCACTCTTACCGCGAATCTAGCCCCGCAAACCATTGGACCGACTGGAACTTTTGTTCTCAATCAGCGTCCGGTGGAGATTCCATCGATTGGCCTTGTGCTGAATCCCGGTGTAAATCAAGTGGAGATTCCGCTCAACAAGCGGGATAAGGATTGGTGGGCTGCACAACTCGTAAAGAACGTTACCTCCAGCGTTCCGACGGATTTTTACTATGAACCAGACTGGCCGAATGGCTCGATTTACTTCTGGCCGGTGCCGAATCATGTCAATGGAGTGTTGATTCAAACGCGGGGAGTTATCGGCCAGATGCCGACGGCAGCCGCCACGTTCACAATGCCTCCTGGGTATTGGGACTGCATCGCATACACGCTGGCAATTGCGCTTTGCCCGTCGTTTGAGCGGCAAGCCAGCCCTGAGTTAGTTGGACTCCAGAAAGACGCTCTGCGCGCTGTCCAGAGCAACAACATCTTCTCTCCGAAAGCGGATACTGGAGATGCTGGAATGCCTGGAGTGGGTTCTCGCGGCGGCTTCAATTATGTCTCAGCCCAGCCGGGTGGGAGCACGAAGTGAGGATCGGATTCGTCGGAGAAAGCTACACGGCGCGGTCAACGTCGGTCGCAGACGAGGAGGCGATTAATCTCTTTCCTCAGTCGGTAGAATCTCAAGCTGAGATTGTCCCAAATAAGGCATACGGTGGGGAGTCAGCTGCTGGCCTAAAGGCTTACTTCGGAACACCTGGACTCTCGATCTTCTCCGCAGACACAAACGGCGGCCCTTATCGCGGTAACTGGTGGACGGGCAGCCGCCTGTTTGGGGTAGACGGAGACACCCTCTATGAAGTTTCATCGACCGGCGTTCGGACTGCGATTGGCTATGTTGGCAGTGACGGTAAGCCTGTATCGATGGTCAACAACGTCAACCAATTGTTCATTGTGTCGAATGGGCAGGCATATTGCTACACTTTGGCACCCGGACAATGGGCCGCAAACACGGCCTTTACGGTTGATGCGCTGATTCTCGACGGGGCCGGGCATATCCAGAAGGCTATCGCGGCGGCATGGGCAGCGAGCACAGTCTATTCGGTTGGTGCAGAGATTGTTGACGGCAATGGGAACGTTCAAAAGGCATCTCAGGCGCAGTGGTCCGCAGCGACCGTATACGCGCTGAACGCTGCGATTGTTGATGGCGCTGGGCACATTCAGGAGGCAACGCAAGCGGCATGGACAGCCGGCACAACCTATGTTTTAGGTGCAGAGATCGTCGATGCCAACGGCAATCTCCAGAAGGCTTATGCCTACGCTTGGGTGGCGAATACGGTCTATGCGCTCGGGTTTCAGCTTGTTGACAGTAACGGAAACATTCAGCAAGTGACGACGGCCGGCACGTCTGGGAGTGCTGTACCAGTGTGGGCTACGTCTTCGACGACGACGGACGGAACAACGCTTGTCTGGACCTATCAGGCGAGCGCGGCAGGCAATGCGGGCACATCGGGCACGACTGTTCCGGTGTGGGCAGTGGATGGAGCGACCGCCGATGTCACTGGAAGCACGCTATTCTGGTTCTACGAGGGGTCTGCGGCTGGTAATGCAGGCACGTCGGGCGCGGCCATTCCAATCTTCAACGATGCAGGCGGTACGGCACCAGATGGCACCGGAACGCTGGTATGGAGCGACCAGGGGCTTGCAGTCAACGCAGGGACTTCAGGGACCGCAGTACCGGTCTTCGGGACAGCCACGACATCAGACAACGGAACGCTGGTATGGATTTACCAGTCAGCCTCGAATGGAAGCGCTGGAACTTCGGGAGCGACTATCCCAGCGTTCAATGATACGCTCGGGACAACGCCTGACGGTTCTGGGACGCTTGTCTGGCAAGATAAAGGGTTGCAGCTCCTCAATGTGACGCCGCAACTCGCCGGAGCTCCGTTGCGAGCAGACTATTCTGACAGCTATTTCGTGGTGATGTTCGCCAACAGCAACAGGTTCCAAACCTCACAGCTTCTCGATGGAACGATATGGCCTGGTCTGTTGATTAGCGAAGTAGAAGTCTTCGCTGACAACATCGTGTCAATCCTATGCAACCACCGCGAGCCGTGGATCTTCGGAACGTGGCGGAGTCAGCCTTATCAAGACACCGGCAGCGCGGAAGTGTTTGACGTGATTCCCGGCACGATGATCGAAAAGGGCTGCGCAGCGACGTTTGTTCCTTGCCGACTGGACAATTCACTGTTCTGGGTCGATCAGGACGAGCGTGGGGCACTGTCGGCTTGGCGCTCCAATGGCTATACGCCGCAACGCATCTCGACCTATGCAGTGGAAACCGACCTTGGAACCAACACGCTGGCGAACATTCAGGCCATGACCTCGTATGCCTACGTGGATGCTGGGCATATTTTCTGGATTCTGTACGTTCCCGGCTCGAATTGGTCATGGTGCTATGACGTGGTGGAGGGTTTGTGGCATAAGCGGGCATCGTGGAATACGGAAAGTGGGACGTGGGGACCGCACGCCAGCTGGAATCACACTTACGCCTTTGGGATGCATTTGGTGGGCGATTGGGCGACCGGCAATCTCTACCAAATGAGCATGGGAACCTACAAAGATAACGGCAACATGATTCGCAGGCTGCGCCGCACGCCCACGATCATCAATGAGATGGCCAGAATCTACCATGCGGAGCTTACAGTGGACTTCGACATGGGATTAGGACCGCAGCCGCCTTTGACTGACGGAGAAGGAAACCCCAGACCGCCCCAGGCCGTGCTGCGATTTAGCGATAACCGAGGCAGGACGTGGAGCAATCAGCATGTGAGAGGGTTAGGATTGGCTGGCGAATACAATGCGCGTGCCATCTGGAGAAGGCTGGGAAACTCGCGCTATCGGGTATATGAGCTGGTTATCACTGATGCATTCCCTGTTGCGATAGTCGATGCGTACCTAAGGCTGGGCCAAGGAGCGACGCAAGCATGAGCGTGCAGAGCGCGATTCTCTCGACTACCGTACCCTCCGGCCCGTTGTTTGACCCGAAAACAGGCCAAGCGACCTTTGCGTTCATCAAGTGGATGCAAAATCTCACCCAACTCATCAACCAGGCATTCGACCAACAGGCGAATCTTTCGCCAAACTCGCTACCTTACCCTTCTCCCACTACGATTGGATGCATTTTTGCGATTGCGGCGGTCGCACATCAATGGATCAGTTCGATTGACGACAACGGGGAACCTCAACTCACGCAGCCAGCATTCGCGGATATAAGCGGGGTTGCGACAGAGGCACAGCTACCTGCTGCTTTAGTGCGGAGCGTGAATGGACTTGTTGGAGTCGTCGTTCTAACGGCGGCTAACGTGGGAGCGGACGCTGCAGGTGCAGCGGCGACAGCGCAGTCCAACGCTGAGACGTTCGCATCGAACGCATCGAATCTATCCAGCGGCACTGTATCCGCTACACTGATTCCAACCCTAAACCAGAATACCACTGGAACAGCGGCGAACATCACCGCGACGAGCAACTCTACGCTGACCACGCTTTCAGACTTGTCACTGCCTTACTCGCAGATTACAGGCACTCCGGCAACCGGAGTCACGCAGCTTGTGGCAGGAACGAACGTCACAATCAGCCCATCCGGGGGAACTGGCGTTGTGACAGTTAACGCGTCAGCAGCGGACAGTCTAGCCTTTCGCTGGTCTAACATATTTTCAGGAGGCTAAATGCTAGTTATTGGGTCTACAGACACGCTAGATGGAGTTGCAGGCACGGCAGCAGCAATCACTGTCACCGCGACGGGAGTGTCAGTCAACGCGACGACGGGCGCGGAGACGCTGGGCAAGCTCTATCAAGGACAGTTGCCAGCATCAGCGGCGGTACTTTTCACTGTCACTTCTGGCCAGTCCTACATCATCAAGACGATTTCGGTGACGAACAGTACGGGAAGCTCAGTATCGGGCGTTCAGCTATTCCTGTCCGGTTCGGCTGGGGCTAATTCACTTGTTGGCCCATTCACGCTCGCGGCTGGAAGCACGGCAACGTTCAGCGAGAATGGGTGGTCGGTCACAGATACAAACGGGCAGCGTCTGAATGGTTCGATCACCGGAGGAATTACCCAACTTACGGGCGATGTGACGGCGGGGCCGGGAAATGGGCCGCAAGTGGCAACGGTGGTACATGCCCCTGCTGCTGGAATCACAGGGACAACCTTAGCCGCCAGTGTAGTTGCATCTTCTCTTACCTCAGCAGCGGGAGGAACCTTTGGCACAGCTGCGTTTACTGCGTCTACGGCTTACGATCCCTCTGGGGCAGCAGCGGCGGCTCTGACCTCGGCTGAGACGTTCGCCGCTAACAGTTCCAATCAAACATCTGGAACTGTGGCTGCTGCGCGACTTCCCGCAATCAATCTTGCTGCCTCGGGAGCGGGTGGGGTAACTGGAAATCTACCAAACGCGCAGGTGGCTGGACTTGGTTCTGCGGCGCTTGAGCCAACCTCATACTTTGATTTGGCAGGTGCGGCGGCGACAGCACAATCAAACGCTGAGACTTTCAGTGCCAACGCCTCGAATCTCACCAGTGGAACGGTTGCCATCGCTAGGCTTCCAACAGGCATACCGAATTCCAATCTGGCGAACAGCACAATCTCCGGCATAGCGTTAGGAAGCAACCTCGACACACTGACCATCGA